AGGGAAACCCCCCATGGCGAAGTGCGGGTATTCGACCCCGACCGGGGCGGCGGTGGCGCTGGCGGCGGCTACAGCCAAGGTCGTCCTCGGCGTCAAGGGCCACGCAAATTTCGGCCTCGACCTGAAGAAGGCCCGGGTCGGGTTCGACGGCGTCACCGCCTCAGCCGTGCCCGTGCTCGTCGAACTCTGCTATTGCACCTACGCGACCAACTCACCCGGCACCAACTCCACCACCATCACCCCGGTCCAGACTTACGGCAGGGTCACCGCCGCTGGATTCACCGCAGCCCGTGACTGGTCCGCGCTGCCGACCGTGGTCACACCGTTCGATGAGATCCTTCTCGACCCGAACAAGGGGCTGTTGGTCTACGACTTCCCGCTGGGCGACACTCCGGATTCGGCGCTGGCCGAGGGGTTCTGCTATCGCTGCACCGCACCGGCGATCGTGAACGTACGCGGAACATTCCACGTCGAGCGGGCCTGACCGTCACCTACCTAGGGAGGCGGTCCGGTGGCGCGGCTCGGACGCAGGCAACCCAACCGGCCGATCGCCTACTCGCCGTCGGCCTCGACGAAGTACGCCGTCCCGCCGGCGATCCAAGAAGACCCGTCGGCGCCGCCACCCGCCACCGGCACCGGCACCACCGCTGTCACCAATTCGTTCACGCCGGTCGCCAACAGCCTCATCGTCGCGGTCGCGGCCTGCGGCGGTGGCACCGCGGTGGAGACCTGCCCGGTCACCGACTCGCTCGGCTCCACCTGGATGCTGCTGAAGCGGGCCAATACCAACAACTTCGCGGGTACGACCGAGATTTGGGTGATGGACGCCGGATCGTCCCCGGCGGCCCGCACGGTCACCGCCACCATCACGGGCTCTAACGGCGTCGGGGTCGCGCTCACCGTCAAGGTGCTGACCGGGGCGCAACCGGCTGCGAGTTGCCTCGGCGGGTTCACGATCGTTAACAGCACCACCGCCTACACCATCTCGATCACCACCACCACCGCCAACTCGCTGGCCTGCGCCGGCCTGGTGGACTCGACCGGTTCCGGCGCGCTGACCGTCAACGGCATCACCACCGCCTGGCAGTCGGTGTCGGACACCACGAACGGCCACAAGTACGCCACGTTCCGGGCGACCAGCCTGACCGGTACGCCAGGTGCGACGGTCATCGGGTTCACCAACGGTGCCGCGAACAACCAGGCCATCGTCGCCGTCGAGATCCTGCCCGCGGCCGGCGGCACCGACTACACCGTCACCCAAACCGACAACACGGGCCTGATCGACACCGCCGCAGTAGCCATCGGGCAAACCCAAACCGACAGCACCGGACTCACCGACACCAGCACCGTCCAAGTCGTCAAGGACATCATCCAAACCGACAACACCGGGCTCACCGATGCTGCCGAAAAGACGATCAGCCAGGCCCAAACCGACTCGGCCGGCCTGACTGACACCACCACGGCCGCGCTGACCAAAACGCAAACCGACTCGGCCGGGCTGACAGACACCGCCGCGGTCGAGCTCAGCAAGCTACTCACCCAAACCGACGACACCGGGCTCACCGACACGGCCATCCGCATCATCGGGCAGACGGTCACCGACACCACGGGCCTGACCGACACGACGGCGCTGACCAGGTCCGCCACCCCCACCGATTCGGCGGGCCTCACCGACACCACGGCCATGGTGTCGGCCAAGAGCGTCGACCAAACCGACAGCACCGGACTCACCGACACCCAAGCCATGGCCCGCCTAACGGTGCTGACCGACGACGCCGGCCTCACCGACTCGGCGACATCCGTACTTGGCTCGCCCTACATCCCCGCCTACGTCAGCGTCGACGCCGGTACCTCAGGGACCAACCTCGACACACAGGCCCACAGCGGTGCTGTGGACGCCGCCACCGTGCCATCTGGGATGGTCGACGCATGACCAGCACAGATCCCCCCACGAACGACGACTACCCGAGTTGGTTGATCGCGGAACCAGGCAGATACAGCCGTGAGGAAATCCGCGCCACACTGCTACGACAGGCATGCGAGGAGACCGACCCGGACGTCAAGCAGGCACTGATCCAGATGCTTGTCGACTACGACCAATGAGCGGCCGGTCGGGGCGGAACATGACCCACACCGCCCGCCGCAACATCCAACAGATGCTCGCCGTCACAGACCTGTGCTGGCTCTGCCACCACTACGGTGCCCGCACCGGCGACCACATCATCGCCGCCAAAGACTGGCTCACCATGCACGGCACCATGGACGGCTACGACAACCCCGCCAACCTGGCACCAGCCCACGGCACCGGCGGCAACCGGGCCACCGGATGGGACAACCCCTGCCCCACCTGCGGCCGGCGCTGCAACCAAGTCCGCAACGCCCGCCCCGTCGCCACCCTCAACCGCACACCCTGGTAGCACACTGACCCCATGACCATCAGCCTGTTCCTCTACATCCTCGCCGTCATCCTGCTATTCCTCGCCGCCATCGGCGTCAACCCACCACGGGTATCTCTCGGCTGGCTCGGCCTCACACTCTGGCTGTTCACCTACGCCCTACTCCCCCACCTCACATGACACACGGTGATGGACAGCAGCAGCTATGCATAGCCATACACATAGGTCGTGATGAATGGCAAGCACGATCTCAACCCCATGACTTGCTGTCACATAACATAAGCACGAGTAGCACGCTACCAACGCACTGACCAGCACAAACGCAAACTCAGGCCGCAGTTCACGATTACTGGTGACGGGGGGTAGTCAATTTTTACAGATCAACAACCCTCAAACCGCTCCGCGGAACTCGGAATTTTATACCCCCGGACCGTATATGCAGGAGCATGAGGTGACGCACAGTGACCGTTGAGCCGGGCGCTACAGGCGACGTGCGAGGGGCGGTGGAGACAGCGCTACAGCGAGACCTCGATCGATTCGCAGGCATGGATACCGGTGCCCGGGGGACTCTCGCGACACTGGCGCTGCGGATGGCGCGGGCGATTGACGGCTGGGAGGAGGACAGATCATCTTCCGGACTGTCGGCGCTTGCCAGGGCGCACCAGGAGTTGCGTGCGACTCTGGAGAAGCTGACGGAGACGGTGGTGACGGACGATGACGATGACGAGTTCGTCGCTCGCATGTCTTCCGCTGTTCGGTACGCCGCGCAGTCCGGATCGGCCGACGTTCGGAACGGCGATGGGGGAGGTGGCGGCGCGCCTCGGTAAGCCGTTCAAGCCGTGGCAGCAGCATCTGGCTGATGTGGCGGGCGAGATTGACCTGGATACGGGTTTGCCGGCGTATTCCGAGGTGGTATTGATCGGGCCGCGACAGATCGGCAAGTCGGAGCTGATCGTGTCAGCTTTGACGCACCGCTGTCTGGGTTTCGAGCATGCTGGCGCGCAGCGGGTGCTCTACACGGCGCAAGCGTCGGATATGGCGCGTATGCGGTGGCGGGACGAGCACCTAGAGCGGCTACTGAGGGCACCGCGGATCCGAAAGCAGATGGCCGACCCTGCTGATATGTATGGTGGTGCGCGATTGCGCCAGAACCAGGAGACGATCTTCTGGGCGAACGGGTCGATGTGGTCACCGGGCTCGACGACGGGGAAGACATCGGGTACGGGTGCCACCCTGGACATGGGTGTAATCGACGAGGCTTGGTCGAGGCCCGATAACCGGACTGAGTTGGGGATGCTCCCAACGATGGACACCCGGCCGTGGTCGCAACTGTGGGTACTGTCGATGATCCCCGGCTTGTCGCGGGCGGCGCCGGGCACGTGGCCATATCTGGCACACAAGCGGGAAATCGGTCGTGCGCGGGTCGAGGCTGGCATGCGATCGGGCATCGCATTCTTCGACTTCGCTGCGGCGGAGGGTATGGATCCGAGCGATCCGGCGACTTGGTGGTCAGCGCATCCGGGATTGGGCCAGGTGACGACGGAGGCGAAGATCCGGGACCGGTTCGAGAACATGGATTTGGTGGATTTCTGCGCCGAATATCTGGGGTGGGCTCCGTTGGCGTCGGCGCCGCGGTGGACGTTGGTCGGGCAGGAGACGTGGGGGCGGCTGCGGGATCCGGACTCGCACATTGAGGGCCGGCCGGGGTTGGCGCTCGAGGTGGATGAGGACCGCGGATCGGCGGTGATCGGTGTGGCCGGCCGCCGCGGGGACGGGCATTGGCACGGTGCGGTCGCCGAGCCCGGCTATGAGATCGCGGCGGGTGTGGCGGGGCTCGGCTGGGTGCTGCGGCGGACGGTCGACCTATACCGGGAGTTGAAGGCGTGCACGGTGGTAATCGACCCGGCGCGGCCGGCGTCGTCGTTTATCGTGCCGCTGCGGAACGCCGGGGTGGATGTGACGACCCCGAATCAGCGGGAGGTGGCGGGGGCGTGTGGCCGGTTCTTCGACGCGACCGGCGAGGAGCAGCGGGACGACGACGACGGGGTACGGATCTTTCATCTGGGGCAGCCGGACCTGGATCGGTCTCTTGCCGGCGCGCGGAAGTTGGATGTTGGGCAGGGCGCGTTCGTGTTCGTGAAGAAGGGGTCGGCGGCGGCGATCAAGCATCTGTATGCGGTGGTGTTGGCGATGCATGGGGTGGATGTGAAGGGTGGCGTTTCGGTGCCGGATCCGGAGATTTTCTTCGGCGGCGACGACGATTCCGACTTCTTCGACCGGGACTAGACCGCAGTTTTTCCTGTTTGGGGGCTGTCTGGCCGTAGGATTTCCTGACCGTAGGCGTATCTTGCTCACATGGGCATCCAGCGCCTGACGGCTGCGGTCTGCGCGCTGACCGGTATCGGGCTGCTCGCCGGGCCGGCGTGGTCGCTGCTCGCCGCCGCTGTCCTGCTGTTCTTCGCCCCGACACCGGAGCGGGTGCGGTCGGCCGCCGGTCGGATGCGTGGTATCGGGATCAGGGTAGGGCGGTGGCTGGCGTCCGGCAGGCAGGCCGTCGCCGCAGCGTCGATGCCCGCCGCGATCGTCGCGGTCGCGGTCGGTCTGGGCCTGGCATTGGGTCCCGGCTGGGGTGTGGCCGCCGCCGGGCTAGTGGTCGGTGGTCTCGCGCTGCAGGTCGACAGGGCCGGGTAGACCGCCGTGGGTTGGCTGACCGGACCGCGGGTGTCCAAGCAGTTCGAGATACCGGACGGCACGCAGGGCCGGATGATCGTCAACCCGTTCGGGGTCGGGCACCCCAACAACGCGGGCATGATCGACCCGGACGCCTCCTATTCCGCGAACGCCCGCAACGGGTACGGCCGCAATGAGCTCGTTTATGCGTGTATCCGGTATCGGGCGGAGTCGCTGCCGCAGTCGGTGCTGCGGGTGTACGCGCCGCCGACCGGTGGCGGGAACCCGAACCCGTCCGGTAACGGCCCGGCGATCGACGACCACCGGCTGCGCAGACTGTTCGAGAACCCGAACCCGGTGACGAACGAGTTCGAGTTTTTCGAGCTGTCCGTAACGTACAAGGATCTGGCCGGGACCTGTTTCTGGATGGTCGTCAACGGCCGCGATGGGCTGCCGTCGCAGGTGTGGCCATTGCGCCCCGACCTGGTGGGGGTGCAGCCGACCGGTTTGGCGACGCCGGCGAATCCGACCCCGTTCAGGTGGGTGTACCGGCCGGACCCGGAGCGGCCGGAACTGTCGGTGCCGATCCCCGACGCCGGCGACCCGGCGTCGCGGGACGCGCCGGCGTTCATCATCCGCATCCGGTACCCGAACCCGAACCCGCTCGATCCGGGATGGCGGTACTTCGGGCAACCTCCGTTGCGGCCGGCCGCGCGGGCGACGACGTTGGATAACGGCGCCACCGACTTCGTGGACACGCTGCTGCGTAATCACGCGATGCCGCAGGCGGTGGTGGAGACCGAAGCCGAGCTGACCCCGGCGCTGCATAAGCGGCTGCGCACGATCTGGCGGCAGGCGTTCTCCGGGACGCGTAAGGGTGAGCCGGCGTTCCTGCAGAAAGGTATGAAGGTCCACGAACTCGGGCTGACCTTGACGAATCTGGAGTTCCCGGACCTGCGTGAGGTATCGGAGACGCGGATCTGTATGGCGTTCGGGGTGGAGCCGATCCTGGTCGGAGCGAAGGTTGGACTGCTGCACAACGCGTACAAGGACTACCGGGAAGCGCGGCTGTCGTTCTGGGAGGAGGCGATGTTCTCCGAGCAGCGCCGCTTCGTCGAGCCGGTCCGGTCGCAGCTGCTGCCCCGTTTCCTCGGTGTGGGCCGTAACCGGGTGCGGGTGGCGTGGGACAACTCTGATGTTCTGGCGTTGAAGGAATCGGAGACCACCCGGTGGGAACGCGCCACCAACGCGCTGGCCAGGGGTGGGATCACCCGCAATGACTTCCGTCAGCTGGTGGGGCTGCTGCCGGTGCCCGGCGGTGACGTGTTCCTGACCCCGGCCGGGATCGTGCCGCAGCCGGCGTTCGGTGACGGATCCGACCAATTGGCGATCGAGGCGCAGGCGGCCGCGAAATCCGTGTCGGGCACGGTCGGGCTGCTGGCCGCGGAGTACGGCATCGAGTTGAGCAACGACGAGCTGGCGGCGCTCGAGGCCCGCCAAGGGGTGAGCGATGGCTGAGTGGCTGCACTTCCCGATCCGCTGGGTGGATCTGTCTAAGGCGGATACGAGCGGCGGTGTCGAGGGCTACGCGTCCGTGTTCAACAACGTCGACCAGCAGGACGACGTTGTCGTCCGCGGCGCCTTCAAGCGGAGCCTGGCCTTCTGGAAGAGCTCCGGTCGGC